CTACTGCCCGAAGCACGTGGGCATGGCCAGCTTGCTGATGGCAGCGCGAGCGCCTGTGAAATGCTGATCCGTCGGCAGATCCCAAGTTGGGAACAGGCCAGCGACAGCCGTCATATGGTTTTCCAACTCGCCGATCACCATGGTGATGTTCCATGTCCCATCGTATTCAGCGGCCGACCTCCGGAGATCGGCGCAGAGGGCCATGATGCTTGCATAGTTGCGCATCGCCAGAATCTGGCTCGCACCCTTCGTGTCATCGACTAAGAGGGCAAGGCCATCAAGCACGGCGCGGACATCTCGTTCCATCATGGCGCAGCGGTCCCCACGCCATCCAGCCGCACCGCGATGCTGGTAATTCCATTCCCGGCGGCTTCGGTCGCAGTGCCCACGGGGAAGCGCCCAGCGCCAGGCACGTTGATGTTCTTCGCCGTGTTGTCCCAAGCCACACGCGCGCCGACGGTCAGCACGGCAGCGGTGGCCTTGGGAAGCTTGTAGACGCCGGTGGTGGCCAGTTCGAGCGGATCGCCCTCGACGGCCGAATAGGCGGCGATGCCGAAGATGTTGCCGACGATCATCCCCTCTCCAGACGCGATGCCGCCTGCGGGAGTGGGCACGGTGATGACGTGGCCGTTCTGGATGTAGGTCTTCATGGTTCAGAGCCCTTTCGAGGATTGGATGCGGACCACGGCGACGCGCGCTGTGGTACCGGTGATCTGGCGGTTGAGGTCGCCCAGCGCGGCCGCCATTTCCGCATCGGTCGCATAGGTGACGCGTTTGCCGTCATATTCGACGGTGCGGACACCCTGATAGCGGGCGGCCATCAGAGCATCGCGCCAGGCTGTGAGTTGGGCGAGGTCGGCCATGTTTATGCCCCGCCGTTCTGAAACCAGCCGCGGTGGTCAATGAAGCCTGCGCCGAAGTCCAGGATCACCCGGATTTCCACGCCGTCCACGTCCCAGCCAGACCGGCTTTCAACCTGCGGGCCTTCGTTGCCCGAGAGGTAGGCGAACTCCAGACCGTCGATCTCACCGGGATCTGCGGTGACATACCAGCGGGTCGCCGACGAGAGGCGGGGTTCTACCACCAGCGACATCGCCCCCGAGAAGGGGTTCACATCGGCGGCGGTGGCGGGTGCGATGGTGGCCAGCCACTTCTCGGCCACGGTTTCCAGTGCGGGCGGAACCAGCAGGTTCTTCGGCGTCACGCGGACAATGCGGCCATCAATGCCCTTCTGCGTCCGCAGCGCCAGCCGGGCGGCAGAGAGCGTCGCATCGGAAATCACCGCGCCGGTGCCTGCCCTGTTGCCATGGTCGACGTGAAACAGAGCCTTGGTGTCCGACAGGGTTGGGCCGTTGCCGCTGTTGGCCTCCAGCAGGGTCACGAGGATCCGCGCCTCTGTCTCGGCCGCGCCCTGACCCATGCGACGGGCGAGGTCCGAGAACGCGCCGAGGTCATCGTTCACCAGCACCTGGCGGGTGATGCCGATCTTGCGCGCCCACGTCTCGATCTTGTAGGCCTCTCGCACCTCGGCCATGGTCCCGGCCTTGATTTCACCGTGCTCATTCAGCTTTTCCAGCAGCGGGGCCTCGCCGAGCATGATCTTGTTGACCGACCGAAAATCCCGCGCAGTGGTCTGGCGGCCGAGGCGGCGGATGCCAGAAGGGGCTGCCTGGTAGGCATCGCGCAGAACGCGGCCCACGGTGTCACCGAGGATGATCGGGAAATCCGAGGTCGTGTGAAGCGCACGGGTGACCAGGCTGGCAGGCGACAGCGCCATGGTGGACTCGCCGCGAAGGGTCAGCAGTTCCTTCGCCATGTCAACCGGTGTGGCGTATGCATAACGGCGGGCGGGTTCGCTCAGGTCGTGGCGCGGGTTGATCCGGGCGTAGAGGGCCTCGCCCATCTGGCGTGCGCGCAAGGCCGGTTCGTCCTGGCTCTCGCCCATCTCGACGCGCACCTGTTCGGTGCGGATTGTCGGCGCGCTGCGGCTGGCGAGCGCATCGAAGGCGGCACGCCGGGCGGTGTCGGCATCGGCGGCAGCATCGATCTGGCCGTCGATCCAAGCTTGGTCCAGCCCGGCGATGTGGGCGATGGAGCGGATTTCGGTGTTGATGGTGGCGCGGGTGCGGGCAGTGTTGTCTTCTACAACAGTGCTCGGTGTATCTGTCATTATTGTCTCCATGCGAATATAGGCGCCGGGATCGGCGGGTGTGGGCACAAGGGAAATCTCGTGTGGGGTCCAGCGGATGGCGGTCAGCACGCGTGCTTCGTTCTCAATGGTCTCAGCCCATTCCTCTACCGAATAGCCAACCGAGACGTGCCGAAGGATGCCAGACAACACGTCCTGCCAGAGTGGCTCCACCTCGGGCCGAGCCGAGAACCGGATCACCGCTGTGCCGCGCTGGCCATCGACGGCAGCGGATTGCACGCTGCCGAGTACATCGCGGACAGCGGTTTGACGGTGGGCATCGAGCACACTGGCCCCTTGCAAGCGTGACAGGTCCACGGCTTCGGGCGCAAGGCTGAGGCGTTCGATGTACTGGCCCGCCCTTTCCTGACGACGTATAGGTGCGCCAGTGGACCAGATCACCTCGACGGTGCGTGCATCGCGGTCGGCGCTGGCCGGGGCCAAGTCGGCGCGGCGGGTCAGCAGGGTGACGGCGTCATTCATTGGGAAGGTCCTCCTTGGCGGCAGATGGCGCACCGAAACTCAGGCCCAGCGCATCGGTGCGTGCCTTGTCAGCGGCAATCTCGGCATCCACCTGTTCTGCGTCGTAGCCCCGTTCGGAAATCGCCTGCCTACGGCTTTTGAGACCGGCATTGATCGCTAAGATTTCGGCCTCGACGTCCTTCTTTGGATCGACGTAGTCGAATTTGGGCGGCAGCCATTCGCAGGCGAGATACGCCGCAGGATCGCGGTCAAAATCGCGGGCGGGCAGATCGCCCGACAGCACCGCTAGCCGCACGAAGCGTTCCCAGACCGGGCGGCAGAACAGGTGCACGACGACGTTGTGCTGCAACTGCTCAACCCGGCGGCGAAACTCGATCAGCCCAGCGCGAATGGAAGAATAAGTCACGCCCTCAAGATCGCCGGAAACCAGTTCATAGGGCAGGCCCATGCCAGAGGCTACGGCGCGCAGGTGGTTTTTTACGAAGGGGCCATAGGCGTCGTTCTCGGTCGGGTTGGAAAAGCGGATATCGGTGCCGGGCGGCAGGGGGATCAGGCTGCCAGGTTCCATGCCGACCGTCAGCGCGCCGCCAGCGTTTGCGCCAGTCAATCCGCCTGCCGAGCCATCGGGATCGGTAATGAAGCCGGTGAACAGCGCCGCTACCTTTGCCTTCACCAAGGCCGCATCCTCGAACTGGTCCAACTCGTGAAGGCGCAGCAGCACCGGTGCGAGCCAAGTGATCCCGCGCAACTGGCCAGCGGACAGCGGCTTGAACAAGTGCAGGCAGTCGGTGGCGGGCAGCCGCAGAGGTTCCAGTCGCAGCGATGTCAGCGGATCGCCGGGCCGATCACGCGACACCCAATAGGCGCTGCGCTGCCCAGCGCCATTGAATTCGATGCCAGCCCGGATGCGCGCGCCGCCTCCAATATCGCGGTGAAGGTCCATCGGCACCTGATCCCGATCCAGCAGATCGATGTGCAGCGGAACAGACGTGGTATCAGGCACCACGAGCAGTCGCGCGAAACTCTCGCCACCCTCTACCATCGCGCGCACGGCCAAGGCCTGCAACCCGTAGAAATCGGCAAGCCCGCTCGGATCGGCATGATCCGTCCAGCGCAGCCACAGCACCTGAAGTCGCTCACGTACCGCGCGGTCGGGATGGGTGGACTGCGGCTTGATCCCCGCGCCGACGACATTGCCCACCAAGCTGTCGACCGCCGCCGAAACCCATGGATTGTTCCTTGCATACCACCCGGCCCGCCGCGCCGCCGTGGTCGCGCCCGCCAGGATCGCCGGATTCAGCCCATCGACCGTGCGCTGCCCCTCCCAACGCCGCCCACCACCCGCAGCATCGAAGCTACGAGTGCCGGGGCGGGCAAAGAGACGGTGGAGCAGGCTGCGCATGCGGGGAGAATCGCACGACAGGGGGGTAGCAAGCTATTGGTAATGTTCGGGATATCAGCGAAGTTTACACGCACAATTCCAAGGCGCGAAGTACCGTGAAACTTCAGGATGATCGGACCGAAACGCATTGGGCTCGACAAGTCTGCCCGGCGAACTGAGCCCGTCAGCGGGCAGCACAGGATATGCTCGCCGCCTCTTTTTCTCTACACCAGAGGGCAGTCTGACGAGAGCTCCACACCACCAGCGCCACAAAATTATTGGTCAGAGTGCGAGATCCGGTAGAAAAAACTTACCTATGGCATGCCACTTAATATACTTTGGATAGCCCCGATCATCCATCTATATTTGACTATCGGAGATTCTGCGCACCGTTCGGTTGATGATTTAGCATCCACAGTTTTATTTCTGGGTAGCCCGTGCTAGGAAGAAAAAAATGAACTTTGGGGGTAAAAATCATGTTTTCTGGCGCTGGAATTGTCAAAGGTGGCGTGCTCTTGGTCCACAGTTCGTTGTCGCGAACTCTCAAGCAAAACGACTCTAGTCCAAAAGAAGTCATATCGAGCCTTTTGGAGCGACTAGGACCAGACGGGACGCTGCTATTGCCCCTATTCAACTTCGATTTCACTAATGGGATTCCTTTCGATCTACGAACAACACGGAGCCAAATGGGCGCGCTAGCAGAAGAAGGCCGACAGTGGCCAGACGTTGTTAGGACAGGCCATCCCATATACAGCTTTGCAGCAATCGGCGCACAAGCGGAAAGATTTCATGGCGTGAATAACCACTCCGGCTACGGTAAGGATTCACCGTTCTCGATGTTGCGAGATATGAATGGTCAGATTGCAGTTATTGACCTACCGGATCAAAACTCGATGACATTCTATCACCACGTCGAAGAAATGCTGAAAGTGCCTTACAGGTATCACAAAAACTTCATCGCCCCCTACACAGATCAACAGGGCGCAACTACTACAGAAACCTATTCGATCTTTGTCCGTGATATCGAGAACGGCGTTTTGACGAGCGTCGACCGGATGGGAGACCGGCTCTGGTCAAAAGGTCTCTACTTGGGAGAGCGGCAAGGTTCGGGGCATGGTATGCGGACAATTATGGCTCGCGCCCTTTTTGATGAGGTCGCATCAGTTATAAAGGCCGGTCAGGCGCAGGAGTATCTTTATGCCACAGAATGAAAACGATATCGATACCGAGCTGTTTCCTGACGGAGTAGGAGAGTGGTGCCACGCTTTCGCATGCCGTCTTTGGCCAATTTCAAGGTCGTTAACCGGTCCGGGTACGCGCGAGACGCTCCGCTTATTGGCTGATGAATTACCAGGCCTTCAGATTTCCGAAGTGCCATCGGGAACTGCTGCTTTTGATTGGACCGTTCCTGATGAGTGGACCATTCGGCACGCCTACATCGAAGACGAAAATGGCATCAGGATCGCTGACTTCAAAGTCAACAATCTTCATGTCGTCGGGTATTCTGAACCAGTTGATACATGGCTTTCTCTTGAAGAGCTGGACAAGCATCTTTACTCTTTGCCGGACCAACCTGATGCCATTCCTTACGTGACATCCTATTACAAAAGGCGTTGGGGTTTTTGCCTTTCGCAACATCAAAGAGATGCTCTTAAACCCGGAAACTATCATGTTTGCGTGGATACGGATTTGGCACCAGGCGTGTTGAATTACGCTGAATTGATCATTCCGGGAGAACTGCCTGACGAGATTTTTCTTTCCACGTACGTATGCCATCCATCCATGGCGAACAATGAGCTGTCGGGACCAGTGGTCACTGCTGCCTTGGCAAAGTGGATATCTGCGATGCCTGACCGACGCTATTCTTATCGGATTGCGTTTATTCCTGAGACTATTGGGTCAATCTTATATCTCAGCCGGAACCTTGAAGACATGAAAACTAAGGTTTTTGCAGGCTTTAACGTTAGCTGTGTCGGCGATGATCGCTGTTACTCATACCTTCCTTCGCGCGACGGTGGTACAATTTCGGACCGTGTTGCAAAGCACGTCCTGTCCCACATTGAACCAAATTTTGTGACCTACACTTGGCTAGATCGAGGTAGCGACGAGCGACAGTATTGCGCGCCAGGCGTTGATCTGCCCATTGCGACAATCATGCGATCCAAATACGGCGAATACCCCGAATATCACACGTCGCTAGACGATCTTGTCAGTGTCGTAACACCCAGTGGTTTAGCTGGTGGCTACATGGCCCTGCAGAGTGCAATTTCCGTCCTCGAGCAAGATATTTTGCCGCGTGTCACGACGCTTGGAGAGCCACAGCTCGGCAAGCGAGGCCTCTATCCTGATATATCCGCAAAGGGTTCAGCAGACAGTGTGCGCGTCATGATGAACATGATCTCCTATTGCGACGGAAGCCATAGCCTTCTTGAAATAGCGGAACTACTAAAGGTTCCGTTTCAGGAGTTAAAAAGCTTGATTGAGCCCCTCATCGATGAGGGGCTCGTGAGGGTTGTGGAAAACGCCTGAGCTACTCCAGATGATCGAAGCGAAAGATTTACTATTCCGCCTCCTGAGAACAAACTCACACCGGTTAAATATCTACGGTTTTTGCGCTTCTCTTTCATCCACCATCATTCGCAAATGGGCCTCGATATCAAATAAACGAACGGGCCTGTTAACCACATTTATTGGTATCAGCAGCCACACTACCGTGACGATATCGCGTAACATGAGTGCGCGGAAGTCGTTAATCATCTGGTTCGTAATCAGCCCATCCAAGCTGACCGGATCGTACCGCGCGCAGGCTGCACTGGTGCCGCCGCCACCCCCTCCGCCTCTTCGTTCAACCGCATCCCCATGCTGATCAACCCATGCAGGGCGGCGTGGGCGTAGACGAAGGTGTCCAGCGCCTCATTGCGTTCGCCGTCGCGCTTTGGCTGCCAGGAGCGGATCGGGCGGCCCTTCTCGAAACGGGTGACGACGCGTTCGGCGGTCAGTTGTCGGAAATAGTCCGCATCGAGACGGCGGGGGAAATGGATTGCGCCGGGGCCGGGTTCGGTCAGTTTCAGGCGGGCGTAGACGGCGTCCTTCACGGCATCGACGCCGACGATGAACAGCGGGATCTTGCCTTTATTGGTGCGGGTCGGGCGGCGGGGCCAGACAGGGATGCCGGGGCCGCCGCGTCCCTTGATCGCCCAGATGCGGCGGGCGAGGCGAGTGCGGCAGAATTCGTAGGCCATCTTGGTGTGGTGGCCGCCGGTGTCGATGGCGGCGGCGCGCACGGGCCGTTCGCCATAGGTGCCGTTCAGCACGCCATCGAGATCAGACCAGAGACGCGGGCCGGAAGGATCGCCCCAGAGGACGCGGTAGTCGATCACCCATGCCTCCTCGTCGCGGCCCCAGCCGACAACTTGCACCTCGATCCGGTCGCCCTGCACATCCACGCCAGCCGTGAGCACTGCTACGCCCGGGGCGAGGTCGCTGCCCCAATCCTCACGCCGCGCCATCAGGGGATCGGCGGGGACGGTATCGCCCGCCTGGTCCTCCCAGGATTCGCCCAGCTTGGTGTTGACCCAGACCTGCAGGCGGGCCGGGTCCTTGGCGACGCGCGCATGATCCAGTGCAATTTCGGCCCATGTCTCCCAAGGGGAATAGAGCGACGACAGGTGGAACCCTGCCGTGCGGCCATCTCCCAGCGCAGTCGAACGCCATTCGCCAGCGACCAGAAGCCGAGGTTTTTCGTGTTCATGATGCACGCCTCCGCAGGCATCGCAGATCATATAGGCGGCGTCGCGCTGCCCCTCGGGCCATCGGATGCGCGCCCAAGTGATCGGGGCCATGTCGCCGCAATGCTGGCAGGGGACGTGGAAATACCGCTGGTCGCTGTCGAGGTAGGCCGCCTCGATGCGGGAATGACCTTTCAGAGTCGGCGTTGAGACCATGTAAATCTTGCGACGCCCCCGGAATGTGGTGGTGCGCTGGATTGCCAGATCGACCGGGTCGCCTTCACCATCGGCATCGCCGGGATAGCCGTCCACCTCGTCCAGAAACAGGTAGCGCACGGGGGTGGATCGCAGACCCACCGCGCTGTTGGCACCCGTCATCACCAGCTGGCCGCCGGGGAAGGATTTGCGGAACAGGCTGTTCCCGGCATCGCGGGACCTTGGTGCTGACACCAAATCGCGCAGCGCAGGGGTGGCTTCGATCAACGGATCAATCCGCACGGCGGTGTTGCGCCGCACCATGTCGAGTGAGGGCATGACCAGCATGGCGATGCCGGGTGCGTTCTGGATGATGTAGCCGAGCCAGTTCAGCCCGGCCTCGGAGCCGCCTGTCTGCGCGCCCTTCATCAGCACGACGCGTTCATAGGGACTGGAGGTGGACAGCGCGTCCATTACCGCCCGCAGATAGGGTGTGCGGTCCGTGCGCCAGCGCCCTGGTTCTGCCGAGGTCGGTGGTAGGATGCGATGGCGATCCGCCCAGTCCGACACCGGGATCGGCGGTTCCGGCCGGATGCCCCGCCGCCAGGCGAGGTCAATCTCAGGCACCATCGCCGAAACTCCCCAGGGGCATGTCGGCCAGGTATTCCAAATGCTCGCGCATCATCCGGTCGAGGGCGGCGAAGGTTGCACGCGGATCGGCCCCAACCTCGGCGGCTAGAAGGGGGGCGGTGCGTTGCACCCAAGCCATGTGCGCATCGCGTTCAGCCCGGGCGCGGGCAAACACCGTGCGGGTGGCGGCAACGGTTTCGATCAATTGACCCTGTTCTCGTTCAAAAGCCAGCTTGGCACGCTGCACCTTGACGATTTCATGCATACGCTTCGCCTCGGCCAGCGTGATGCCACTGCGGGCAGGGGCGACCGTTCCACCCTTGTTGCGGCGAGAGGGATCAAGGTTGTCCTCAATCCATGCCAGGCCCAACGCCACGTCGATCTGGCCATCGCTGCGCACCGGCAGCCCCTCAGCCACCAGTTGCGAGATGCGTCCCTTGGTCAGACCGACGCGTGTGGCGAACGCGGTCTTGGTTTCGGAGGTGTTGAGTTTAGTCAAATTCGCCCCCAGACGCTGGCGGGGTCATGCGCTGCGCTCCCCCGCATACAAATCGGCCCAAAAGGAACCACCGGGTTCCCGGTCCTTGCCAAACTGTCTGGCTTGACGTGCCCGTGCATCTTGGCGTCGCCGCGCGAACGCAACCGTGGGTCCGGGTTGCGCCGGTGTGGGTCCGGGTTGGGTCCGGGTTTGTGTGCGCTGCAACCCGTTGAAATTGTTGAGTGGGTCCGGGTGGTCCGGGTGGGTCCGGGTCTAATCGCTACCTTTTCATAGCGCGCGCGTTTTCCCCATCCTGAAAAGGTTTCTGGAAAAGACCCGGACCACCCGGACCCACCCGGACCCAGCATTGATTTTGTTGGGTTATTTGAGATGTGCAGACTCGGACCCAACCCGGACCCAAAGCTGACAGACCCGGACCCGCTCATGCCACCTGCTCCTTGTCGAGGCTGTCACGCCGATACCGACGTTCGCGCTGGGCGTCATTGCCGTGGCCACCAATGCGAGCGCGGAACTGCCGGAAGCCCATGCTGGTCAGGGTACGCACGACCCGGTTCTGATCTGCCTGCGTCCAGCGCCCCTTTTCCATGCCCAGCGCCTTTTCAAGGACCTCTGCCACGGACACGCCATCCTGCTGTCCTGTGGCGTGTTCGAGATAGCGGCGGATGGGATCGTCCCAGGCATCGCCCTGATAGCGGTCTGCCTGCTGCTCGGCGGCCAAGGCTTCGAGGTTTTGATCATCCAGCCACCAAGGGTCGCCAGCGCGAAACCGCACACAGGCCTCTGCCCACAACTGGTCGCGGTCTCGCTCCACAGCAGCGATGTCGATGGCACCGCAGGCGACGGGCCAGAACCGGCGGCCGCCGGTGGCGTCTTTGAGATATCCGCCTTCGGGATTAACGCTGCCTGCGAAGACACACTGGCGTGGCAACTCCACAAGCCGCTTGCCATAGGGAGGGCGAAAGCGATCCGTGGTTCGGCTGATGAAGGCCTTGATGGTGCCGACCTCGGCGCGCGTCATCGTGTCAAGTTCGGCGATTTCAATGATCCAGACGCTTCTTGTCTCCATGGCAGCATCCTTGCTGCTGAGGTCGGACAAACGGTCGGCGAACCATGGGTGGCCCATGATTTGCAGGGCGGATGACTTCTTGATGCCTTGAGGGCCTTCAAGGATCAGGGCGCAGTCTACCTTCGCGCCGGGGCGGTAGATGCGCGCCACAGCTGAAATCAACCAGCGTGGGCCGACCACACGGGCGTATGCGATGTCCGCCGCCCCGAGATAGGTCGAAAGCCAACCGTCGATCCGTGCTACGCCGTCCCAACGAAGGGCGTCGAGATATTCTCTGACGGGATGGAACAGGCGGTCGTGCGCCACCGCCTCGACCGCCTGGCCTGCGATAGAAGCTGGCACCAGGATACCCTGATGCTGAAGCCAGTCCGCCACCAGCAAGTCATAGCGGTCGGACCATTCAGTCCCTTGCCATACGCGCTGTTTGGGTTGCCAAGGCGGCGGATTGCGTGCGACTGTGGTCTCCGCGAATTCATCATGCCAGAGGACGCCCTTCCATTCCGGCGCAGTCCGCAGCGCCAAAATGGCGTTTGCGAGAACGGGCCGGGGCTCGCCATCCCGGTTGACCAAGAGATCGCCGCGCCAGTCGGTGGAAATCGCTGCTGCGGAGATGGATCGTTGGATCAGGTCGCGGACGGCTTCCTCTCCACTTGCGCGCAACACATCGTTGAAATCCGAGCCTGCTGGCGGATCCGCGACCCCCACGTCATGGCCCCTTGCGCGAAGCGCGGTGATTGCACTTTGGCGCTGATGGTTGGCCTTGCTATCCAATGCGTCACCGTCGCCAGCGATCATGACAGGTTTTCCTGCGGGGACCGGCGCGCGCGCAATATTTGAAATGCCAAGGCAGGCCCATGTTTCCTGCCCTGTGGCTTGCCAGATGGACAGTGCGTTCTCGACGCCTTCGCACAGGATCAGCGGCTCGATCCCCGGCAAGCGGACGGCAGCGCGATCAGACCACCCATCCACAGCCTTGTTGGTGCGCTTCACGACATCCACTGGAGCCTTTCGGCCATCGTCGGTGAGATAAACCTGCTGAACAGCGAGCACGTCTCCGGCCTCGTCCGTGGCAAGGGCGACCAGCGCGCCATACTGGCCAGCGGCAAAACGGCGGAACCTGATACCGGCTGGTGGGATTGCGGTGATGCTGCGGTTGCGCAGATAGGCCTCAGCGGGACTCGCCTCAATCCCCTTGGAATTCGCGACGATCTTGGCCACGGATGTCTTGCGGTCCAGGGTCCTTGGTGCCAGCGTTGTTGATGGGGCAGGCCGGTGTTGAATGTCGCCGAGCCAATCCCGCGCCCAGCGCCGGGCCTCTGCATCTGGCAAGCCCTTGTGGTGCTTGATCAGCTCCAGCCCATCGCCACCGATCCCCGCCTCGTGGTCATACCAACGCCCAGCGCGTGGGCCTGCAATTTCAACCGCGAGGCTGCCCTTGCTGCCGTAACGCAACTGGGATTTCGTCGTGTGTCCGAGGTTTGGGTCGCCCAGCAGCGTCTGCGCCAGATCGGCCACCCGATTGTTGACGCGCGCGGCCAAGTCGGCGACCGAGGTTGGGTTGCTGATCAAAGACCACGCTCCTGCGCCTCGATCCACTCGATCAGCTTGCTTTTGCGGGCGCAGATGACATTGCCGATGCGAAACACCGGCATCCGCACCTTGGCGTCACTGGCGTAATAATAGACCTTGCGTCGATGGCGCACGTTGCCGAAGACAAAGACGGCGATGGCTTCCGCACCGTGCAGGAGGTCGTCGGCAAGCGATGGGCAAGCGTCTGCGGTCGCAGGGGTGACCTGCGTTTGAATGTTCATGGCTGTCTCCGTTAAGACTGGGGGTCAGTCGCTGCCGAGGGCTTTTGTAACCCGTCGCTCGATGTCGTTCAGGTTCACGACCGCAAAGGAGCGAACCTCCGGATCTGTCGCAAGCTCCGGCAAGCGTTGGGGCGAGATGATTTTTGATGCAGGAGCGGGAATGTCGGAGTCCATAAAGGCTGCATCGTCTTGCGACGAAAGCCGGATCGGACCTTCGTAAATCACCAGCAGGGCGTCACCGTCGGCAACGCCGTGGAGATTGGTGATGTGTGGAGCGACGCGCGCGGGTTCAAACCCAAGACGGGCGAAATTCGCGATGACACCAAGGGCGATGGCATCCCGCATGGTGAAAATCCGGGCTTTACCGCGTTCGCAGTCGTTCTGCGGAACAAGATAGCCTCGCGAAATCCAGGCGTCGATTTGGTAACGGCCAATATTGAAGGCGTCGGCCAGCTTCTGGATGGTAAAGTCTTGTGCCATTTCACTATCCTTTGACAGTACGTTTGTTGTATGGGTATATGGCATCTAACGTACTGTCAATACTAGTGGGAATGATTGGTAAACGCCGGGCTTCTCATGGGTATCTGGTTCCGCAAAAAGGAGTGAGGTTAAGATGGCAACCATTCGTAAACGGACGCTACCGTCGGGGCTGGTGCGCTGGCAGGTGGATTTCACTGACCAGGCTGGCAAGCGCCGGTCCAAGCTGTTCCCACGCCGCAAGGATGCGGATATCTATCTGGTCAAGGTCCGCTCGCTGGTCGCCAACCACACCTATCTGGCTGACAGCGACAGCACGACCGTGGCCGAGGCCGCGAAAAGCTGGCTCGACCATTGCGAGGTGCGCTGCAAGACGGGGCGGCGGATGGAGCGGTCTACCCTGCGCGGCTATAGCGACTATGTTAGGCTGCATCTGAACGCGCCAGTGGTCGGGGTCGGGGACAAGCTGATCGCCCAACTGACCCGCCGCCATGTCAACGAACTCCGCGACAGGCTGCTGCTGAATGGTCGGTCCGAACACCTGACCCGCCGCGCGATTTCCGTGCTGAAGCTGGCCCTCGACCATGCCATCGACAACGGCCAGTTGTTCACTAATGCCGCCCATGGCGTTCGGGTGATCAAATCTAGCCGGATCGAGCACAAGGCCCCGGTACCGTCGAAGGAGGCGATTCGCGCACTGATCGAGGCCGCCGACGAGGATTTCAAACCGCATCTGATCGTTTCGGCGCTGGGCGGGTTACGTGCATCCGAACTGCGGGGTCTGCGCTGGCAGGACGTCGATTTCGACAAAGGCTTCATCTACATCCGCCAGCGGGCCGACGCCTACAATCAGATGGGCGAGCCAAAATCGCGGGCAGGGTTCCGTGATATCCCCGCAGGGCCGATGGTGCTGAACGCCCTGCGCCGCTGGAAACTGCGTTGCCCGAAAAGCGAGATGGGTCTGGCGTTCCCCGCGCCGCAGGGCGGGATCCTGCAGCATACTCGCACGCAGGACCGGTTCCGCAAGCTGCAGGAAAAGGTCGAGGTGACGATGCGCTGGCACGACCTGCGCCACTTCGCCGTATCGTTGTGGATCGAGCAGGGGTTCTCGATCAAGGAGATAATGACCTTCGCGGGCCATTCCTCGATCCAGATGACCATGGAGCGCTACGGGCATCTGTTCCCTTCGCCAGATCACCAGAAAGCCATGGCAATGGTCGAGGCGAAGCTGCTAGGGTGACCAAAAATTAATGTGAGTGCCATGATAGACTATTGGATCGTTGACGTATATTCAAACCGCGAAGACCGCGAGCCTGCAAAGCGTGTGGCCGTGCATGCGTCATCTGAGGAAGATGCCCTTGAGAAAGTGGCGGTGCATTACGAAAACGATCTGTTGATCGTAGGTGTCGGCAAAGCCAGACTGCCAAGCTTCCCTTCAAACCAAGAAATCGTAGAACTTTGGTGATTACCATTTCCTTCCAATGGTTTGCGGCTGTTCCGTGCGACACGACGCCGACGTCGCGACATTGAAAGCCAGCTAAGATACTGAAATATAAATACTATTTCGGATGCAGACTCGACCCTCATAACCTGAAGGTCGTTGGTTCAAATCCAACTCCCGCAACCAAATTTCGCCAATAAATCAAACACTTAATTCCCTAGTAAAACACTGGGGAATTAAGTGTTTTGTTTCTGGTCAACACTTGGTCAACATTTCACGAGTCCCCCACTTTGCAGTCGTTGCAGATAGTCGAACTACCAATCTTGGTGGATCCCATCGGTCCTAGCCATTTGTGCCCGATCAAATTCTGCGACGTGCAAGGATTGCCACTTAAGCGAGGGGTTGTGAGCGCTGATAGCGCTTTCGGCCGCTGTGCCGAACCTTCGCCGCACGTGTTCTATTCTCGTCGCGGCCACGAAGAGCATGCTAAAGTAGGGCAGATTCGAGACATTCGCCGCGGGCGCGAGTGGACCCGGCTGGGATAGTGAGAGCCGAGCTTCAGAACGAATCGAAATCAAGTATTTCGCTGCACAGCCACGAGCCCAAACAACCCTATCCCGGTCTGCTTGCATTCCAAGCCACTACAACGGATGCTGACTGCATCAGCACTTAGGTTTTACTAGCGGCAGGGACAAAAAATGAATGCGATAACTGGATTTCCATCGGGTGTATCCGAAAAGATTGGCAACTACGTCTACCGCTTAATTGACCCAAGGAACGGAGAAACTTTCTACGTCGGCAAGGGCAAGGGCGACCGGGTTTTTACACACGCAAATGCAGAATTAAAGACCCTCGAAAATGAGGAAGATGATCCGGCATCTTTGAAGGTGGACCGCATACGAGAAATCAAGAACGCGGGCCTAAGCGTGTTGCACGTTATTCACCGACATGACATTCCTGACACAGCCATTTTTGAAGTCGAGGCGGCATTAATCGATGCATTTAGTGGGCTGACCAACATCCAAGGCGGTCATGCAAGTGGCTCCAAGGGCCCAATGAATGTTCTAGAAATAATAGACAAATACGCCCTTCCCACCATCGATACAGAGCCTTCAGAGAAACTTGTTCTCATTAATATTAATCGCCTTAGAGATAGGTCCGATTCAATCGCAATTTATGACCAAACCTGCTTGGCTTGGCGAATTTCCAAGAGGAGAGCTGACGCTGCTGACTATGTATTGGCGGTTGTGAAAGGAATAGTTGTTGGGGCATTTATTGCCAAAGAATGGCTCGATGCTACACATGATAACTTTCCAGACCGCATTCCGGTTGGAGCAGACATGCCAGGGCGAAAGGGCTTTAACGGAGTTCGCGCCCCAAAAGAAATATGGGACAAGTTCGTTGGGGAGCGAGGCAAGAGAATATCAAATGACGCTATGAAGCATATCCAGTTCCCAGTCCGCTATTGGAACATATGATTTGGGTGACGGGACGTGAAACCTCGACCTGTCTGAGCTTTGAATGCGAATGCCCGCTTCGACCGCGATGCACAAATGGCCAGTCTGGTGAAGCTGTGCCGCGGCATTGGAACGATAGGTCGAGGTCGACTCTGGGCCGGTCGCGACTGCGTGAGCGTCCCAGACACAGGTTTGGATCGAGCGATGTTGCACCTTTGTACGCACTGCGGTCGTTGGGGCAGGAGAGATGCTCCGCTACCTAGGTCGTGAATATTTGGCCAAACAACCGACGGTGCATCAGCAGCAGATTGTGAATCCTTTGTGAGGCGGCGAACATTATCGCGTTTCTGAATTACCGGCGAGCCATTCATCGAGCTTTGACCATCGCCGCCGCCCTGACACGTTCTTCACCGCGATCGCCACGGCCTTCCTCTGGCCGACCAGCACGACGAGCTTTTTGCCGCGGGTGACGCCGGTGTAGATCAGGTTGCGCTGCAGCATGGCGTAGTGTTGGGTCATCACTGGGATGACCACGGCAGGGTATTCTGATCCTTGGCTCTTGTGGATCGTGGCGGCATAGGCAGGCACAAGCGTGTCGAGCTCGCCAAATGCGAAGGTCACGCTGCGGCCCTCGAAATCCACGGCGAGCTCCCCCTCGTCAACATCAATGTCTTCGACCATGCCGATGTCGCCGTTGTAGACGTCCTTGTCATAGTCGTTCTCGATCTGCATGACCTTGTCGCCCGGTGCGAAGGTCCAGCCGAAGCGTTCGACCTTCTTCTCACCAGCCGGGTTCAGCGCCGCCTGCAATTCGATGTTGAGCGAGCGTGCCCCGACACCGCCGCGGTTCATTGGGCAAAGCACTTGGATGTCCTTGATCGGGTCGAAGCCAAAGCGGCGCGGGATGCGCTTGGCGACCAGCTCGACGATACGCGCAACGGCCTGTTCCGGATCCGTGGCCGTCACGAAGTAAAAATCTGCATCCCCTTCGGGTTTGCCCAGATCCGGAATGTGCCCAGCATTGATCGCATGCGCCGTCGTGATGATCTTGCTTTGCGCCGCTTGGCGAAAGACCTCGGTCAGCCGCATAACCGGCACGGCGCTGGAGCCGATTATGTCAGCCAGCACCTGGCCGGGGCCCACGGAGGGCAGCTGGTCGATATCACCCACGATGAGCAGCGCTGCGGCAGTCGGCACCGCCTTCATTAGTGACTGCATCAACAGCACATCGACCATAGAGCTCTCGTCGATGACCAGCAGATCACAGTCGAGCGGGTTCTCGTCGTTGCG